ATGGACAAGTAACTTTTCTTCACCCACAGCCCCATATGGATATACATGTGCCTGATAGTCGGGGGGGGGGGGGGGATACCAGGTATGAAAATTTTAGAAATAAACTCTTAGATTAGGAGGAAAAAGAAGATGACAATTACATTTAATAATATTCCAACGAATCTACGTACTCCAGGGGCCTATCTCGAAGTTGATAATTCAAGGGCACTTAGAGGATTGATTCAAAATCCACATAGAGCTTTGATTATCGGTCAAAAAATTGGTCATGCCTTCACTCCTGCTGCCCAAGTCGGCGCTGCTGATAATGATGTCATAATGGCGATTACAAATGATAATCTTGCAGATGGTTTTTTTGGAATTGGGTCTCCTGCTGCTCGGATGTGTAATATTTTCAAAGCAAATAATCCTAATACAGAATTGCATGCATTAGCTCTTGCAGTTTCAACAGGAAATGTTCACGCAAGTTGCGATCTTGACTTTTCATGTGCTATGAATGATACTGCCGCATCTGTTGCGGGTACATATTATCTGATGATTAATGGTCTGACATGTTATGTTGACATTGAAGTGGGTGATTCTGGTGCTGCTATTGCTACTAATTTAGAGGCAATAATCAATTCAATGGATGAACTTCCTGTCTGGGCGTCAGCGTCTCATTATCTTGGTGTTGGAAGCCTTGGTCATCTAAATCTTGAAGTAATGTATTCTGGTACTTTAGGCAACCAGATGGATATCCGGACTAATTATTATCAAGGCCAGGTTTTTCCTTCATGTTTTAGCTTGTCTGTAGAAAGGAATAGTGGCGGTACGACTGGTGGGTCTGTTTTATCATTTGCCACTGCCACAGGAACGGTGCACCTTGATAGTGCATGGGCATTAATTGATAATGATCAATATCATTATATTATCCAACCATATACAGACGATACGAATCTAACAGCAATAGAAGATGAGCTTGAAGATCGGTTTTTGCCCTTGAATGATCTACAGGGGCATGGGTTTGCAATGATCCGAGATTCTCATACAGGGTTGACAACAAGGGTTGCGGCAACTGCTGCCGGTGGCGGCAGAAACAGCCCGCATAATACAATTATGGGGGCCACTGGCTCACCAAACGGAGTAGAGGAATGGGCAGCGGCACTTGGGGCGGTAGCTGCCTGGAATCTTAATAATGACCCAGCCAGGCCATTGCATTTTTTGAAACTTAAAAATCTTTTGCCTCCTAAGATTGAAGACCGTTATTCAAGGGCAGAAAGAGATATTCATCTTTATGATGGGGTTGCAACTTTCATAGTAGATACTGGTGGCAATGTGGTGATTGAGAGATGTATTACAACATATCAGAGAACGGATCTTAATACCCTTGATCCGAGTTTTCTTGATATTCAAACACTTGCAACGTTAGGCGAGATTCGTTATCAATACAAAGCAAGGATGGCTTCGAGATTTATTATACCAAGATTCAAGCTGGCCGACAATACTTTTCCAGTGCAGCCAGGTAGTTATGTTGTGACACCAAACACTGTTAAGCAAGAAACTATTGCCTTATTCACGTTGTTGCGAGATAAAGGGTTGATTGAAAACTTGGATGAATTTATAGACGCCCTTATAGTTGAGCGGGACCTCACAGACAGGAATCGGGTTAATGTGCTCATTCCTTGTGATTTGATAAATGCCTTCAGAGTTTTGGCAGGGAATATTCAATTTATCCTGTAAAGTTAAAAGGTAAGATAAAACAGATTATTAGGCGACTTAATAGAAGGCCAACTGTTCTTGAAATAAAATTCAATTGCACTTTGGCCTTTTTATTTTAACAAAGGAGGAAAAAGAAAATGGCTGGAAAAATCACGGGAAGAGTAGAAGTTTTAGTGGATGGAAAGCTTCTGTTGAATAAAGCAGGAGCAAAGGCAGTTGGCATTGGCATCTCAGGGCAACCGAATTTTGAATTGAAGGCAGTCCAAGGGGATACTGGGCCACACGGATATGTTGAAGAACCTATTCCCGCTCGATGTGAAGTAACGATAACAGATAGAGATGACATTAGTTTAAATGATCTGGCGTCTGTGATGGGAACTGGGACTGTTATCTTTCGAGCTGCTGGGGGTGGCAAGAACTATACAATGGAAGGTGCTACATGTTTGCGTAATTTCACCGTCACTGGGGGTGAGGGAGAGACGGAGGTCATTTTTGAAGGGCCTTATTGGACGGAAACAACAGAGTAAGAAGGATGCATTATGGAAAACGAAAAAGGAATTGTAAAACTTAAATTTTCAATCCCAATTCCCAAAGAGGGTGGCGGCACAGTTGAAGTTAATCAGCTGAAAATGGGGCGTTTGAAGTTGAAACATTTGCGATTGTTGCCTGAGGATTTCACTGAAAAAGAGGGCAAAGTTGCCCCTGCTGAATTGATTCCCTTGATTGCAGGCATTACAGACATTCCGGTTGAATCTGCTGATGAGATTGATATAGAAGATATTGAGCCAATTGTTGACGAGTTGATGATTTTTTTAGCAGATTTCCTCCAGACTGGAAAGAAATAGCTTGGGGGATAGCATATTTATTTAAGTTTCAGCCCAGTGAGATTTGGGAAATGGATATGGATGATTTGGAATTTTGGAATAAAGGAACTAATCAGATTGCAAGGTGGTTAAGGAATGGCTGAGAAATACGATCTTAGTGTTATTTTGAGGGTACTTGACAAAGCCTCTGCTCCATTGACTCGAATAGGCACAAAGTTCCGACAGCTGACTCGTCCTATTGATGCTACGAATAGAAGAACGCAAGCATTGGGAAGAACTCTTCAAAAGGTTGGCAAGAGCATGGGCCAGGTTGGACGTAGCATGGCCTTGAAGATGACTTTACCTTTGACTCTGATGGCAGGGCTTGCAACGAAGGTTTCTATTGATTTTGAAAGTGCTTTTACTGGAGTGCGGAAAACTGTTAATGCAACAGAAGATCAGTTTGCTGAATTGAAAAAGGGATTGATGGGTTTGTCACGAGAAATTCCTATCAGCACACAAGAGATTTTTGGCATTGCTGAGGCCGCTGGCCAATTGGGGATTAAGACAAAAAATATTCAAGCCTTCACAAAGGTCATGGCAGATCTGGGGGCAACTACAAATTTGTCAGCAGATGAAGCGGCTACTCAATTGGCACGATTTGCGAATATTACGGGGATGTCTCAGGATGAGTTTGAGAAGCTTGGGTCTACTATTGTTGATCTTGGTAATAATATGGCGACGACTGAAGCAGAGATTGTGGAGATGGGAATGCGATTAGCTGGTGCAGGCAAATTGGTTGGGATTTCGGAACCAAAAATAATGGGGTTGGCGGCAGCTTTGACTTCTGTTGGTATAAGAGCTGAGGCTGGTGGTACTGCCTTTTCGCAGGTCATGAGAAAAATTGATAAGGAGGTTGGCACTGGAAGTGAGAAGATGCGGGGTTTTGCTTATGTTTCTAAAATGACAGTAAAGGACTTTGAAAAGCTTTGGAAAGAGGATGCCGCTGAGGCTGTTTTGAAATTTACAGAAGGGCTTGGGCGGATGAGTAAGGAAGGGGTTAATATAAATCAAGTTTTAGATACTCTTGGAATGGAAGGAATGAGAATTTCTGATTCATTATTGAGGGCTGCTGGATCAGGGGAGTCGTTTCGGGATGCAATGGTTCTTGGTAACAAGGCATGGAATGAAAATATTGCATTAACAAAAGAGGCTAATTTGAGGTATGGCACTACAGCATCACAATTGAAAATTGCAAGAAATAAGGTTATGCAAATGGCGGCTTCTTTTGGGGATATATTGAAGAAGGCTTTAATTGCAGTTGTTAATTTTCTTGAACCTGTGATTGTATGGTTGGAGAAGATGGGACCGACTGGGAAGACGATAATCATTGTCATTGCAGCATTGGCTGCTGCAATTGGCCCTTTGTTGATTGCCCTTGGGCTTATGACGGCTGCATTTGGGGGTATAGTGGCAGTTGCCACCCCTGCTCTACTTGCCTTAATTATTCCTATTGCTGCTGTTACGGCAGCAGTTGCTGCAATTGGATTTGCTATAATTCAGGTGATAAGGCACTGGGAAAATTTGAAGGCTATCTTTACAAAGAAAACTGAGATAAAAACTCCAAAAATAGAGGCAGGGACAGAGACTGAGAGGAAACTTTTAGCTGATTTTGTGGGAGCCGATTTTGTGGGGACCCCGGCAGGAGCAGTTGGTGCAACAGCAGGAGCTCAGAAGTCTGAGACAGATATCAATATCAAAGTCTCATCTGATACAGGGTCGACAGCCACTGTGGAAAAAGTGAAAAAGAAGAAAGGGGATGCAAATGTCTCTACCTCCACGATTGGATATGTAGGGGCTTTGGATTTTGGGTAAAAATGTCTTCATGGCGTGATAGATTAGTATGGGTAGAGTCAGATAACCAACAGAGGAAGAAAGCCTCTTTTCGGGGAGTCCCTTTTTTTATCCGGGATTCAGACCGAAGCATTGGCCGCAGAAATGTTGTGCATCAATATCCGTTTAAGGATGTCCCGTATGTTGAAGATCTTGGTCAAGATGCTGATGAGTTTATTGTTAACGGATATGTTGTTCAAAATGAAGACAACGGTCAAGATTATATTGATGAGAGAGATGCCTTAATCAAGGCTTTGCGAGAGCCTGGGCCAGGGACATTGATTCATCCCTATTATGGCGGGTTATGGGTTAGTCTGTCTGGCAAAGCTCGGGTTGAAGAATCCTTCATACAAGGGGGCATTGCCCGGTTTACAATGGCTTTTATCTTGGTCACTGAAGCAGGCCAGGCAAAAGCTAAGGTTATTCCATTTCCTAAGACAGAGACGGATTATGTTGAGGCTGTTGATGATAAGGCAGAGGAGTCTTTAGATGCGGCAGAAGATGAATTTTCAGAAAAGGCTGATTTGGAGGATATGCCCAGTTATGCTGAAAATTCGATTATGGATGCGGTTGATTCTTACAAAGGAATGCTTCAAACAGTTAGTAAATTAGTTCAAGGAGCATTCCCCTCTCAGATTTCGGCGTCATTGGCATATTTGACAAAGGCTTATTTAGGTATTGATTTGGCAACATTGTCTGATGTGTGTGCCCTTGCCAGCGGAATTGGAGATATGTTTAATGGTTTAAAGAGCATTGCAGGAATGTATGGGGATCTTTTATCTGATCAATTGCTTGGAAGTTGTAGTGGAACAGTTAAAAGTTTTTTTTCGGGGCCGATGGCTACAACAGTAGAAGTTAAAGCAACAGAAGGATTTGAAGCCAGTACAATGGAAAAGCCTCTGAAAATAAATGAAAATTTGGGCAAGACGACGGTTAGGGCAATGCTGGCTGTAAATTGTTTTGGTGAAAGTGAAGGTGATGCAAACTCAATATATGGGGGAACAATTCCTTCTGTAACCATTACAACAGCTCAGAAAGCAAGGCAAGCTGCAAATTTGAATGTTATTGTTAATTTGGTTCGGATTAATGCAATTATTGTAGCTATGAGGACTGCTGTTAGGATTAATTATAGTAGTTATGACTCTGTGATGGAAATGATGGAAGAAGTAGTAGGAGAGCTGGAAAGTTTATTACTTAGGCTTGGTAATGATGCTGCTGATACGGATTATGATGGATATAATATTACAGTTGCATCTCCTGCTTCATATCAGGCGTTAGTTGGTTTGAGGCCGGTATTTGTAGAAGCAATGATTGCGCTCGGAGCTTCCTTAGCAAAAATTATTGATTATGAGGTCCCTCCTACAACGATGCCAACATTGATTTTAGCATATGATAAATATTTTGATTTGGATAGAGAATCAGAAATAATTGGGAGAAACGTTTCTTTAATTGACCACCCAGGTTTTTTGCCAGGGGGCAAGACGATAGAGATTTTAAATTTATGAGCGAAGAAGTCATATTGAAAGTTGGAGGGCGAGCATTTGGTGGATGGACTGGGGTTGCTGTTGAGAAGTCTATGTATCAAATGGTAGGGTCTTTTGGATTAGCAACAACAGATATTTTCCCCGGAGAGGCAAAAAAGTGGGGATTTAGTTTCGGAGATGAATGCATTGTCGAGATAAACGGTCAGAATTTAGTAACAGGATATGTTGAGGACATTTTGATTGATTATGATTCTGCAACGCACAATATTCAAATTGGGGGAAGGGATAAAACTGGAGATTTAGTTGATTGCTCTTTTAATGAAGAGGCAAAAGAATGGAAAGGTTTATCAATCAAAACAATTATTGAAAGGCTATGTAAACCTTTTAAAATTGATGTTGTAGTAGATGATTCTGTTTCAGCTGATGCTAGTGCTATATGGCCAGAAAATCCTTTTAAGGCAAATGAAGGGGATGTTATTTTTGAATTGATTAAGAGAGCTTGTAGCATGAAGGCTATTTTGCCAATATGTTATGGTGATGGGAAATTAACTTTAACAAGAGCGGGAAAAAAATATAAGGCTTGGGATGTATTAGAGCCAGGTCGAAATGTTTTAAAAGGCAGTTTGGATGGTAGTGATAAAGACCGCTTTCAAACTTATATTGTCAAAGGGCAAGGACAGGATAGCAATTGGATGACCCCTACCGAGGCATCATCTGGGCCAATTGGACAGGCAATAGATAACGTAATTAAACGATATCGTCCAATAATCACTTTTGCGGATGGTAAAAGCGATAAAGGGCTATGTGATACAAAAGCAAAATGGGAAAAGAATAGACATGCCGGTGAATCTCGTAGCCTTGAATATGAAGTGCAGGGCTGGACGCAATCAAATGGAAAGGTATGGCCTCTGAATGCAATGATTCAAGTAAAAGACAAAATTTTAGGTATAAATAGCACCCTGTTAATTTCCCATTTGTCTTTTTCAATTGATGAAAGAGGAACAATTACTCAAATGAAAATTGTTGATCCAAATACTTTTACAGTTTTGCCAGTGGATATAAAAACAGGGAGTGACGGTTTTGCTTGGATGAAATAATATGCTTTTAAATGATCTCAAAAGGTTAATTCAGCCATTAAGAAATAAGATTTTTCTACTGCTTGGCAGGGCTATTTTGGAGGCTGTTAAAAATACTGAGTTAGCTCAAAAAATTCAAGTCACTGCTCTTAATGGAGAGGTTATTAGTGATATGGAGCGTTTTCAGGAATATGGTTTTGAAACTTATCCTTTAGAGGGGGCAGAAGTTGCTGCTATTTTTTTGAATGGTAATCGTGATCATGGAATTGCTATTTGTGTTCATGATAGAAGGTATAGGCCACAAAATTTAGCTGAGGGAGAAACGGCATTATATACAGATGAAGATGAACCAGCACAACAGCATCGTGTTCATTTAAAGCGAGGGCAGATTATAGAACTGGTTGGAGGAGCTGGTGCTGTGGGAGGGGTAATCACAAATCAAAGTCTTGACCCTTTCACGGGGAATCCACATATAGATCCTTCAACTAAAATAAAAGCGAGCAAATAGGAGAATGATATGTCTACAAGTGCAGCCGCTATAGCAGCGGCGTTAAAACCGTCCATAAAAGCAGCTATGGCAGCGGCTGCAGAACCGTGTAATTTTAATATGACAGGGGGTTGGGTTGATTGTTGGATAGATGCTTTTGCCGAGGGTATAGGTGCAGGCCTTTACCCTGAATTGCAAAATCTAGAGGATACGGCAGGGACACCTGCATCACCGAATCATCAGTAAAGGAAAAGATGCCTAAAGATATTCGCATAAGTTGGGATCTTGATTTAACAGAAGGCGATTTTGCCTTTGACAGTGAATTACAAGATCTTGAATTTGATGAAAGTCTTGAAACGGCTGTGATTATCAGTCTTTTTACAGATCGTCGAGCCAATGAAGATGACATCTTGCCTGACCCTAATAATTTAGATCGAAGGGGTTGGTGGGGAGATTTAACGACATCTTTTGAAGATGATCAAATTGGATCAAGATTGTGGTTGTTAGAAAGAGAGAAGACCCTTGAAAGTGTTTTAGTCAGGGCTAAAGAATATACAAGAGAAGCTCTTCACTGGATGATTGAAGATGGTGTGGCTGTAAAAATAGAAACGGAAGCAGAAAGACAAGGGACCCCTGGAAATGATATTTTGGCGATTTCAGGTAAAATTTTTAAGCCAGACGGAACAGTTGTTCCGTTTAAATACTCAGCACAATGGATTCAACAAGGATTGAGGTAAATTATGCCCTTTAGTCGAGGTTCACTTCAGACAATTGTTGATCGGATAACATCTGATTTTCAATCTCATATCACAGGTGCAACATCCCTTTTGCGGAGATCCGTTTTGCGGGTGATTGCACGGGTGAATGCAGGTGCTTTTCATTTGCTCTATGAATATCTTGATTATCAGGCTAGACAGTTGTTTCTTTCAACAGCAGATGAAGCAGGACTTGAAACTATTGCTTCTGAATATGGAATTACACGGAAGGCAGCAGTTGAGGCTGTTGGGTCGGGAACGGCCACGGGAACAAATGGAATTACAATTCCTGCGGGCAGTCAACTAACCTCTACAGATGATCAAACTTACGAAACGGATGAAGATGTGGTGATTGCAGGCGACACGGCGGTTGCATTTACTGCAACTATAGCAGGAGTAGATGGCAATGATGATGCAGGAATTACGTTGACTTTTGTTTCTCCTATTGCAGGGGTTAGTACTTCATTGACGGTTGATGCTGATGGGATTTATGACGGAACAGATGAGGAGACGGATGAGAAATTAAGGGCAAGGGCATTGTTTCGGAAAAGGCGCCCCCCACATGGTGGTGCATCTTTTGATTATGAAAATTGGGCATTAGAAGTTTCTGGTGTCACACGTGCTTGGTGCCTTCCTTTATATATGGGAATTGGCACAATTGGAGTTGCTTTTGTCCGGGATAATGATGATAATATAATTCCAAATGCTACCCAGAGAGCAACAGTTCGGGCATATATTGTCGAGCATGAAGATCCGGAAACGGGGGAAATGATTGGTTGCCCAGTGACGGCAGAACCTGGCCTTTTTGTAATTGAATTGACGCAACAGGCTGTTAATTTTGAAATTGCTATTTATCCAAATACAGCTGTTGTTCGTGCTGCTGTTGAGGGTTCTTTAGCGGACTTAATAACAAGAGAGGGAGGCCCTGCGGAAGCAATTTACTTGTCAGAGATCGATGAGGCAATTAGTTTGACACCGGGGGAAGAAAGGCACCGACTGGATTTGCCAGTGATCGATCCGGTAGCAGCAACAGATCGAGTGCATGTATTAGGCACAGTGACCTTTACGAGTTATTAATATGGCGAGATCTGCGATAGATTATTTGCGATTATTACAGAGTTTATTGCCACGTGGAAAGGCATGGACCCGTGAAGAGGGGTCTGTTCTGACGGAGTTCTTGCATGGGGATGCAGAGGAATTCGCACGGGTTGATTCAAGATCTGCCGATTTATTGATTGAGAGGGACACTAGATATGCATCTGAATTATTAATTGATCATGAAATTGATCTCAACTTACCAGATGAATGCTCTCCTGAAAATCAAACGATTCAAGAAAGAAGGTTGGTTGCTCATGGCAAATTGATTACTTTGGGAGGACAGAATCCAGCATATTTTATTGAACTTGCAGCGGCATATGGTTGGGATATTACGATTACTGAATATATTTTTTATTGGAAAATTACAATTGGCTATGGAGGGGGTTCAGTTGTTTATGCCATGTGTGGGAGTAGTGAATGCGGGGATTGGATTACTTTTCTTCCTGGGGTAACTTCAATGATTTGTTCATTGGAGAAATATAAACCTGCTCATACAGTTTTAATTTTTGCTTATGATGGAATTGAATTTGATGAGGCTTTTAATTTAGCATTTGATTCGTTGCCTTCTGAAGGGGAGGCTTATCTTTATGGGGAATTTTGGCGAGCGTTTAGTTCTGCATTTGATGTTCGTTATGGAGGTGAATATTTTGCAGATGAATTTAGTGGAGATTTTAGAAAACCATTTTAAATTATATAGATAGGAGGGAATTATCATGGCTGATACACAACGCACCCGAGCACAATTAATTGCTTTATTTGCAGATAATGTGACGGGGCAAATTAGTGCTCAGGATTTAAGGGATTTTCTGGTGACAATAATGGAAGATGAATTTGCTAACCCTGGTGACTTTTGGGTAGGACCGGATGAGGCATATCTTGTAACCCAGGACACCGGCAGGGGCTGGAAGATGTATGGCCAGGAAATCTCGCTGTCATATTCCATAGCAGACGGTCTCTCCTTTGGTCAGATAGTTATGTTTGCATCGACCTCAGCATGGCGTCAGGCATGTGCTTCAAACAGCATCGAGAATCAGGCGATGTTGGGCGTTATGATGGGTTCGTATGCGGATGCGGCTGTCGATTGCATTATTCTACGTAAAGGGCTGGTCTATGATTCTATGCTTTCCGCAAGCATGAATGCCAGAAACGGAGGAGCCGTTTTTCTGTGTAGTGATGATTCTGCTGCGAGGGCAGTCATATCTAACCCAACCCAGTCTAGGGCGATAGGGGCCATAATAAGCCACGAGGCAGGTATGTGGTTTTTTGATCCAACTTGGGCGGTTGTTGGTGTATAAAGGGAGGTGAAAGACCATGCATAGAACAGAAGGTGTAAATAATGTTGCCGGTTATTTCGTAGACGGACCACCAGGAACGGCATTAGAGGAAAATTGGCATAATGCCGTACAAGAGGAAATAATTGCTGTTCTGACCGCTGCTGGAATTGATCTATTGACTGCTTCAACAGATACAAGGGATCAATTGAATACAGCGATACAGGCTTTGATAATAGCTGCCTTTGATGCTGATTTGCCAACACTTTCTTTACCTGCCAATGTAACCATCTCTGCCTTCATTAAGACCCTGCTTGATGATGCGGATGTAGGGGCAGCTCAAACGACTTTGGGAATCTCTGCCTTCATTAAGACCCTGCTTGATGATGCGGATGTAGGGGCAGCTCAAACGACTTTGGGAATCTCTGCCTTCATTAAGACCCTGCTTGATGATGCGGATGCTGCAACGGCACGTGCCACATTAGGAGCAATCGGTCTTGGCAATGGTGATGTGGGTCAGACCTCATTAAAAACAAGTATGGGAAGTGTGGATAGAATGTCGGCAATTATTGGTCCCCTAACATTACCAGGTGGAGAATATGGATTTTATCCACAAGTTAAAATGAATAACACAGATGCAATTGCTTGGCGAGCTTATTTATTATCCACTGCGGATTATGCGACAACAACTTTTGCGGGATGGACATCATATGTAACAAATATTTCATTAGGCAGTGATGCAGGACATACGATATATGTTCAACAAAGATATGTAACTGCATCTGGCGAGGTATTCTGGATTTTCATATTGAGAGATAAAACCACAAAAAATATTATTTCAATGTATCAAGCTCCTGATCACCCTTGTATGGGAAATAGCGGGAAACCATTGTTAATATCTCACCCATTTGGGAGTTATGATAAAAGTAAACATGAGATCATTGTAATTAATCCAATAGATGAAGAAGTACAGGAAATGAGAGCAAAAACTGTTCAAGAGGATAAACCTGATAAAGATTTGCTTGATGTAATTTTAGAAGAATATGAAATTGATGAAATTTCAACTCCTAAATGGCCTACTAAAAAAGTGACGGTTGGTTTACCACCGGATTGGGATGAAGCTTGGAGGACAGGGAAAAAAGTTACGCCAATTAAAAAAGTTATACCTCAACCATCTTATATTCTGTGTAGAAAGCTGAAAAAGAAATAGTCGATATGAAAATTCGCTTTTATAAACTAGGAGATTTTCAAGGTATAGTTGATATAAAAGCTAATGTAAACCTGATCTTGGAATGTTAGTTTTCTTGAGACTTTTCCAAGGTCAGGTTTAATAAGCAACAAATCGTATTTGAGCATGAGGCGAAAAAAAATAGGCGATGGTGCTCATACTCTTTAAATCTATGAAATAGACCCTTTTGGATTGATCTGCTTTGCTTTTTGATATGCAATTTTGGCTTTTTCTGTTTCTCCTAATCGCTGCAAACAATCTCCCTTGTGAAACCAGGCGTTGAAATCATGTGGAAATTTGTCTAAATAATTTTCGTATGCAATCAATGCTTCTTCCAGCATTCCAGTTTGTTGATAGATCTCACCAACTCGGATTAGGAAGGGATCAAATTCATCTGTAGCTTCCATCGCCTTGCCGATTTCTTGGAGGCCATCTTGGATTTGGTTATTGATCAAGAGCACTTGCCCAAGTTCAAACTTGAACCTTGCATTGTCAGGAAAGTCTTTGATCAGCTTTTTGTATTCAGTGATGGCCTTTTCAAGATTCCCTGAATGATGCAGGGCGGTCGCCAGCCCCCATCTTCCTTCAATTTCCTTTGGCAATAATTTAACTGCCTTTTGGAGCATAGCAAGGGCTTTGTCAAAGTCTTTGCCCTTTTTGCCTGTCTCTTTTGCCTGTTCGATTAAGTCATTGTATTTGAGGAGCTTGCGTTCATAATCTAAATTCTTGGATTCATTTTGTTTGGCTTTATTGATTGCTTTAGCTCTTTTTGCTAATGCTTTTTCTAATATTTTATTTGCTCTTCTATCCGATGAGTTTATTTTTATTATTTTAGATGCATCCAATAAAGGGTGTGCCCAATTGCCAACTTTGAAATAATCTTCTGCATCATCTAAATTGACTTCTTCTGGTTCAATTGGCCTCAACAATTTATCATCTTTTGTCTCATTGTATTTTTTGAGCAATTCTAAAGTCTCAGTATAGGATTTTTTCAGGGATTCAGCGGCTTTTTTAGCTGTACTTAAAATCAGCGTATTTCGTTCCATGCGGATGAAGGCGGACTTTTTATCCTTCAAAAAGTTCACTAATGTCTCGTCTGCTTTTAAGGCCCTACTTTGGATTGCTCGGCTGGCCCCATAAATAGCAACATTGACTAAGGGGTTCTTAATAGCAGCGACATGGGCCTGCTCTGAATATTTAAAATTGCATTCTGACAGTCTTACGATATGGTGTAATCGAGGACTTAGGATCTGCTTTAAAAGTTTTTCATAAAATTTGTAATTGATATCAACAAATTTATTGCCGCATTCCTGCCTGGCTTCTACAAGGCAAGTTTCAAATACTCTTTCAGTTTTCTTTTTCATCAATTTTTCATATGCCTTGCGAGACATTAATGTTTTAATACCATGTGAGGCTGCCATTCCTTTTCGTGAACCTTCAATGACTGTTTCCAGATTGCCAATATCATCTTGCAACAGAGGAATGACCTTTTCAATCAGTTCATCTCCATTGTCTGCCAGTTTTAAGAGAGAGGGGAGTTTGGATTTGTCAATTGATTTTTGGCAATACCTCCCAATGAAATCACAAAGGGGCATTTGGATTGTGCCCTTGATTTTGGCCCCACCTTCAGTTGCATTAATTACTTGTTTTTGCATTATTTTTTCCTTTCTTGTTTTCTTCCAAATGCCTTTCCACCATGCCGGAAAAGACAGTTAAGAAACTTGCCAGCCCCATGTTCGTGAGAACGGGCTTCCCATAAAATCCTGGCACATAGTGGACTTGCCCCATGCTATATATTTTGTCTTTCCCTGTTAAACTGCATCTTGGATCTTTTACAATCCAGTCAATCCCTCCCTGTTCATTTACTTGTACCTCCCCTGAAGCATCTGCCAAAGGGGTATGGGAACCGCCTGACAAGGCCAAATCCTGCCCCAAAAATGCAATCGGATTGCAGCCTAGTAATTGGGCAAGGCCAAAAGATAAGTGAGCCACACTACCTCCGGCCTCAATGAACCCTTTATCTGTTAGGATTCCTGTTGCCATATCTTCGTATCCCGGCACAGGGGTGGCGGCAATAAACTTTGGTCCCTGCCATTGTTTTAATAGCGGGGCATATGTCCGGTTGATCGTTACAAGAGGAATATTGCAGTCCATTAAGCCCTTGAAATGTCCGATGTTGACTTCTCCAAAGTCTACTGTGCACGAGAAATCTATTTTAATACCATATGCCAACAAGGGCCGGATTGCCTGGCCGACACAAATGATAACGGCCCTATCTTTTAAGTCTATCAGATGGTGGATGTTTTTTGCTAATGATGGACCAGTGCTCACAAGAATTGCAGGTTTGTTTTTAAACAAATTTTTCAATTCGTTTACTCCCCGGTGCCTTATTACATAAGGCATACAGGAAACATCATTATCTGCAATTATGCCCCCAGCTGCCCCCGCGACCGTTCCGGTATTACACATTATCTGATTGACTGTCTCTTGGGCAGCATTAATGATTTCTTCATATTCATGTGGTCGAAGGCGGGGGTATTTTTCAGTTGTTAGCATCCAATCAGAGACGACAAATTGACTGCTTAAAAAATGCAAGAGGTAAATCATTTCCGATTTGCCTGGCAAGAGCATCAATTGCCCATTTTGGAGTTCTTTTGAAAAGTCAAATTTGGATAGTGCTAATTTGATTATATGCCCAACGGGGTCAATTACAATAACCCGATGTTCTTTCTCTCTTTTTTCCAAGACGGCCTTGCAAAAATACCCAAGGCCAATACCAATGATGATGCTGACATTTTCTTTGTACAGATTCATCTTGTTTGCAGCTTCTTTAGCTTCTTTTTTGGGATCATCCATTGGATAGGCATTGATCAGGGAACCACCGCTTTGAATGAGTAGATTTTGGTCTCCGTTTTCACTTCGGATTTCCTGAATCCAGTTAACATCCTGTTGTTTCTCTAACCAATTAAACATTGCCGGATTAGATGCTTTCAGAGCATTTAGGTTTCGTTTAAGCTTCGATAGCCTTGTCTTTTTCTTTTTGCTCATTTTTTGATCCTCTTTTCTTTTTCGACTGTTTTAGTGCATTCTCGCCATCTTTTAAGAAAAGAAGGCTTTTGCGGATTGATTCTTAATTTGTGTGCAATCATTTTCCACTGATTTCTGCTTAGAAATCTTCTTGCTGTTTTAACTTTCATCTTTAATCCTTGTTATTTTTGTTTCGTTTTCATTCATTGTCATCTCAATTAAATACCTTTCTTTTTCTTCTTTTTCAATAATTATTTGTCCAAGTTTTAATGAATCGTCAACTTCACACACCCCTGCCCACTTCATTGCATCTTTATAATTGGGATATTCCTTAAACGTTTCTGGGCTTACAAAGATTTTCATTCCATTAACTCCTTGCATAGATCTTTAATTTTCTCATCACATTCTACAATCTTTTTCATGATGGTTCTTGCATTGTTTGGTGCAATTTTTCTCCTAATTTTTGATATTCTTTTTGAGTTATAGAAAATACCATACTATTGTAATATTTTCCTTTCCAATATTTTCTATGTCTTAATATTGCTTCTTTTTTAAACCCTTGTTTTAACCAGAATTTACTATTAGTCGTTGTTAAATATACTTCTCCAAAGATAAGATTTAGGTTTAAGAGATCAAAACCATAATGTAATAAGAATTTAACAGCTTCCCTGCCTATTCCCTGTCTTGTAAATGTCATCCCGATCAATAGAGAAATTTCAGCTGTTCTGTTAATAGGATGAAATTTATCTAATCCACAATATCCAATAAATTTATCATCATTAAAATAGATAAAGAAATATTTATCTGATTGAGAAAAGGATTTGGTCCATTGAATTTGCGATTCCCCAGGAGAAGTAAAGTCACCTGTTCTTAATGCTTCTAATACAAGATTTCTCCATTGAGCTATTTGATTAAGTTCTTCTGGTTTTGGTGAAATTTTTTCAAATCTAATTTTCATCTTTAAATTTCCCCTTTAAAATTCCATATTCATATATGTCAACGTATTCTCCATTTAAAAACATAGCTTCTCTGAATCTTCCCTCCTCTTTCATCCCCAATTTTTCAGCAACCTTTCTCATTCCAAGATTTGTAGAAGAAGTTCCAGTAAATACCCGATGAAGATTTAGTTTGTCAAAGGCGTGGGTGATGGCCAATTTACAAGCAATTGTTCCAACCCCCTTTTGATAATATTGATGTTCTCCAATAACTATTGCAAGCTCTCCTGACCTGTTGATTGTGTTGATAGATTGAATACTGACATTTCCAATATGTAATCCGTCAAATAAAATCGCCCAAACAATTTTATTTTTTGAATCAAGAGACTGTTTAAATTCTTCTAATTCTTTTTCTGATTGCGGAAATAACCCATGAGAATTATATTTCGTCACAATAGGATCATCCATCCAAGTTAAATAATTTCCAATAAGATCCCCCTTTTTTAACGGTCTAATCGTAACTTCTTTTTCGGTATAAATCATTTTAAAATCCTTTCTTTTAAATCTTTTCTTAATTCGTACATTTTTGTTGTCATGATTATGTCTCCTCGATCATTTCCCTTATTTGCTTTAATGTTAACCAATGGGCATTATTGTCACTACGATATTCGAGAGGGGCATATAATACATCTTCGCCTATTGTAATCTCAAATCTATTCTTAGTTATATTCATTACAGCATGCAGACTTTCTTCTTTTGTGATCAACGCTTCATGCAACTTTTCTCCTGGACGAATCCCTACAGTTTCAATTTTAGCATCTGGGCAAATTGCCTTTGCTATTTCAAGTACAGTGGCACTGGGCATCATAGGAATGAAAATCTCTCCCCCTTCCATATCCTCTATTGCTTGTAAAATGAAATGTGAAACCTGATTTAATGTAATCCAAAAACGGGTCATATTTCTGTCAGTGATGGTTATCTTGCCGGTTTCAGTATATTGTTTTTGGAACAAAGGAATAACACTTCCCCGGCTTCCGATTACGTTACCGTAACGGCAGCAGGAGAAATGAGGGGCACGGTTTCCCGCATATGTGTTTCCTTGGATGAACAACTTCTCAGCACACATTTTAGTGGCCCCGTAAAGGTTAATTGGGTAACAACTCTTATCACTGCTAATTGCCATTACCTTTTCAACTTTGTTTTCAAGGGCAGAATAAAGCACATTTTGGGCACCAATAACATTTGTATTGATAGCTTCAAGAGGATTATCTTCACATGATCCGATTTGCTTTAGGGCAGCGGCGTGGATTATGATATCAACTCCTTTGCAGGCAAGCTCAAGCCTTTTGCGGTCTCGAATGTCCCCAACAAGAAAGGATATAGGGGCTCGGTTATCAATCTTTTGTTTCATTTCCCATTGCTTTAGCTCATCCCTGGAAAAAATCCTGATGCCTCTCGGATGGTATTCATCGAGCAATTGCTTTATTAGAGTTTTTCCAAGGCTGCCAGTTCCTCCAGTTATTAAAACTTCCTTTTCATTCCAGTTCATTTATTCTCCTTTTTTGTTTAAATAAAATTTTAGCCTTGCCATACCATACCCGACCTCACCATACCCCACCGTGTCATGCCTAACCTATCCGCTCCGTGCCAAACCATGCTTTGTTTTTAAATATTCCATTTGGTTGATGCTATATGTGTAATTTTGTCAGAATTTGTTATGTAGTAAACCGTCAATATTGACTCATCATCAAGTTGAATTGACACAGGATAGCCAATGTCATTTCCCGCATGGGGCAATTTAAACCTATTTCTCCATTTCCTTTTATACAAACTACTTGAATACCCTACTCCTTCTTGCAAGATCATTGGCCCAGTCCATGTTTGCCCTTCATCCTCAGATACAATTGCCCGAATGCCCATTGGTTGCGAAGCCCTGTATCCATAGCTACACAAAATTCTCCCGTCTTTTAATCTTAGTAAATGAGGAGGCCCTCCAATTATGCTCTCATTTTTATTGGTGCGGACTTTCATTGGATAGGTCCATGTTATACCAAGATCTTCTGACCAACTTTCCAGTAGATAAGGATGTTTGTCACTGCGAATGTGGGCAAGAATTCGATTGTTACCAAAGATAAAAGCCATTTCATTTCCATCAACTTCATCAGGGAACATATTCCATAAATGGAAGTTTTTGCCTTCGTCTTGAGATCTCCAGACAAAGCAACGGCTTTTCCCTGTTCCTTTTAGAATGGCATAGGCAGGGATCAAGATTAGATTGTCATGGTGAAGACCCCTTGGGAAAGTCAAGACGATATCGATGCCTGGGATTTCATAGATTTTCTGGTAATCGATCTTCCAGCCTTCTGGACGGTATTGATAAAAAAGACTCGTGCTTCTTGAAATTGTTTTGTTCCTATTTACTTTGAATCCATATGAGCCGGTTGCAATTTTAGAATTATCAATCTCAAATGTGAATCTGTCTGATTTCTCCCGCGGGGAGTTAGAAGACCAATTGTAAGAGTGTGATAATATAGGAGAGAGCTTGTTTGAATCCATCCCAATTCTGCCATATATCCAACGATTGAAATCTTGCCAAATTTCTCCTTGATCAAATGATTCGAGCACATTCCACCAAAACAATCCCATATGGTCAGGAACAGGGGCAGTGAAAAATCCAATTAGGATTCTGTCATTAAGTTTTTCCAGCAAAGGAAAACTGGAATATCTGTCTTTGTCTTTATAGATGATTGGGTGTTTCATTTCAATACCTTTTCTGAGGGGGAGGAGGACTAATTATATTTGGTTTGGGGTGCATTATTTTTAGAGAACACTTGTCCATTGAATGTAATTCAGTACATTCCCTCTTAAATAGCCAAAGCGCTTTCTGCATATTAGGATGATTGCAACGGCTATAATCGCCATAATATATACAATTTATTCTAATCACCTTTCTCCTTTTCACTGTAACGACAAAACCGCCAATACTCCTCGTTTTATTCCAAATTTCTTAGCACTCTTTAAACTTGGAAAACAAATGTCTATGCATTTCCCTTTTATTGATGCCCCCATTCTATCTGTGGCTCTACCAACGCCCCAACCGTCAATATAGATCTTTTTCCCGAGCCACCCCAGATGAAATAGCTCATCTGATATTGCCAAAGTGTAACCAGCAATTGGTCTTTTCATTGTTGCTGTCCTGGCAGGGTTTCGATCTGAGTTAATACCCTTTGAATTTGGGTGATAGGCAGTAACAGTGACCTTTTGGTGAGTGTAATTAATGCTGCCCATTTCAATGTAGGTTTCCAGTTCTGTTATTCTCTTTTCAAGATTGGATATTCTTATTTCAACATCGTCCGGAGTTGAATTGACCATTGAAGGAATGAATAGCAATATAAATGCGAAGAGACAAACCACTTTACTTTTCATTTTTGATTAACTCCTCTCGATATTTTTTCAGAGGCCGCAATCCGTCTTCCGGATCTGTTCTCCATTTGCTGGCCTCGTCTTCTTTTGTCGAGGTTGAATGAATCCATTCTTTCTTGCCAATTATTGCCATGGCATATGTTTTAAGTTCTTTTGCTTCATCAATAAGTTTTTTTGCCTCTGATGGTTTCCAGCAATGACCATAGAATGATTCGTCTCCCTTGCCATCTTCAAGATCAAAGTGAAACTCAACAATAGATGCTCCTTGCAGGATTGCAGTCAAAATTAATTCTGGGTTTCGGGTGTGATCGCTCCATCCAATCTTCGTTGGCACATAATTTTGTTCAAATCTTTGCTTCTCAATAGTTCTCGTAATTTTCTCAATGTCTTTGATCCGGGATAGGTTGCAATGCTCCGGCAGAGCAGGATAGTTAGAGTTACAATGCAAAATAGCATATGGAGGATTGCCTTTATGTATACCCCTTACTATAGGCCAGACTGCTTCATTTATGTTAGTTGTCATTCCTGTTGAGAAGATCCACGGGAGCCCAGCATCAATGACAGCTTTTAGCAAGGGAAACCACAATATTTCATAACTCCCTATCTTTAGCCAATCTGCATATTTCTTTGCAATCTCGACTGCTCTTAAATCAAAAACTGAGATGCCAAGTTTAACCCTCTTTTTGTTACAATATGATTTGATAGTGGGAAGAAAGTTTTCAGGAAGCTCCCATTTTTCCATTGAGCTTATGAGATCTTTAAATTCCGGGGCATAGAGCTGCCTTGCCTTGAACAATTGAAATTTCACAGCATTATACCCCGTCTCGGCTGCCTTCTCTATGAGTTCGATAGTTCGGTTTAATGATCTGTTATGGTTTGAGCCAATTTCAGCTATCCAGTAGATCATTTTTTTGTTCTCCTTATTGTTGCGATAAGCCGCCATCCCTTACGGTCGGCTTCAGTGGACTTGTTAGCCACCAATTATAGTATGTATTATTTGAGAGTCAGTAACATCCTCTGGCACTCCAGGCTTGCCAGAAACAGAACGATGAACAAACCCGCCCATTTCTCGGACAATCAAAACACTTTGACGAAACGTACTTCTTTCCCACATACATAGAGCATCGTCTAATCTGACAATAGCTTTTTGAACTTCCGGATCTGGATGATTCATAACGCCTCCTTTTTTGGGTGGCTAACGCCTGAGCTACCCCGCCAGATTAGAGAAGCTATATCTGGTCGGAGTTCAGGGATTGGTTAGCACATTTGTTCCATGCATCTTTAGCCTCTTGCTCATAATGCCACCAACAAGTTTGACACCCACATTTCACACATCTAATCCTATACCCATGATTCTGCCTGGCAACCTTAGGTGGATAGCGATCAGAATAAACTTGCCCAAAAAATATGCCTTCATCTCTCTCCATTTCTCCAGGCCCTCCACAATGTAAGCATGGATTTATCATATATACTCATACATTTCAAAACCACATTGCGTACACTTATGTATGATTACATGTGAATACTCTTCAGTTTTCTCAAACAGAGTATTTTTATTGCAATGTGGACAATATTCAAATGTTAATGTCATTTTTCCTCCAAAATCTAACGCCGCCGGTAAGACGCCACTTCTTAGTGGTCGGCTTCAGTGGCTTGGTTAGATTGTTTTTCTTGTTGCCATAATGGGGGAGTCAACATTTTATAACAAGCAGCATCTTTAGGAATAATTACAGATTTTTCTCTAAAATTTAAAAGACAGTAACCCATTAAGCCCTCATACTTGCATGTTCCCGTAAAACACATTTTAACCTCCTAAAATCTAACGCATAATATTAAGCAGATTTATTTTTGCATAATACCGTATAGTGTTGTTATTCTTTCCACCCCTCAAATTCAATTATCAGATCGATTTCATGTTTAATTTTTTTCAAATCTTCTAACCCTGCCCCTGTGGGATGGTCATATCTCAGTATTCTGCGAATAATTGCAGCCTTATGATGGGGTATCTGATTCTTAATGAAAAATTCATAGGGCTGGATTTTGTAATGTTTATAATGACTTCCTCCTACTTGCTTGCTTGATGCTTTTGCCTTTTTCTTCATTAAGGTTTTCCTATGTTTTATCATCTACTATATTATACTGATTCAACCTATATATTTTAATTTAATTCTTTTCGATTCTCCCAAACTTTGTGAAACGCCTTTCCTACGTCATCTATATCCTTTTCTGTTAGAGGCAAACTGTGCAATCTCCATAAGAACAACTCCTCTTTCCACAAATGTTCGGCAACAGGGCAAGAACCTTGCGTGTAATTTTCTGCCATATTGCCTCTTGGTGCCAAGTTAAACGGATATGAAGTGCCCCCATAGAGGCGCTCATTCTGAAACAAAGGAAAAAGATTGAGCGGTTTTATGTATCCACCCCCTATTGGCACCCCTTCTGATTCTCGCCCCTCTTCTGGGGCAAGTTCTGCTTTCACAGCTTTGATAAATTTGTCTCTATGCAATCCATTTGCCTTATTACTATCCCATTTAAATGCTTGGACATAATAGCTATGGGTGCAATTATCCCTAATAGGTGAAGAGGTTATGGCTGGTATATCTGCTATTGCATCATCAAATGCTTTGACATTTTTCTGCTTTGTTTCTACGAAACCATCCAGTTTTTGTAATTGGCATCTGGCTATGGCAGCTTCGACTTCAGTCATACGGACGTTGAGGCCGAGCATATTTCCTGCATTGTTAGCTATATAAGCATCTCCAGCATCTATTTTTTTATCTGTATTGATAAGGTCATTCACAACAGCCTCAGCATGGTTTCTAATAAGTTGACACCTAAAGGCAAGGTCGCTGTCGTTGGTGACTATAACGCCTCCTTCACCAGAGGTGAGGTGTTTGCCGTGTGTGAGGGAGTAGATGCCCAGGTTGCCAATGGTTCCGGCATATTTGCTGCGATATACTATTTTATTTTCCGAGTAAATATTTGCATATGACCCTATCGCCTGGGCTGCATCCTCAATCACCATAAGGTTGTATTTTTTGGCTATTGCATTTATAGCCTCTCTATCATAAGGTTGCCCAAATAAATCAACAGCAATTATAGCCTTTGTCCTCTCCGTTATCCTTTCCTCTATGCTTTTAGGATCGAGGCAGTAGTAGTCATATTCTATGTCTGCAAATACGGGGATAGCATTCCACCATAAAGGGGCAGTCGCACTACACGACATGCTCCAGGGTGTCACGATAACTTCATCTCCTGGAGCTAACCCTATCGCCCCACAGGCCACTATCAAACCGCTTGTAGCACTGTTAACACTAATGGCATATTTAACATTGAATTTCTCGGCCCATTCTTTTTCAAAGGCTTTGATTTGTTCACCCCCATAGAAATTCTCGTTCCAACTCCCCCGAAAATGGGAAAGGCGGCCACTGCGTATGACTGCTGCAGCTGCTTGGGCTTCCTCTTCCCCTGTTGTAATTTGACTTGGGAATGGTTTAGTTCTTATGGGAGTTCCCCCATTAATTGCTAATCTTGACATTTGGTTTTCTCCTTTTCTCTCTTTACACCCCTCGCTGAAGTGAGGGGTTTTTATTTGCTTCTTCTCTTGGTATGATATATTTTAAATTCTTAGGTTTCTTGTCTTCTTCACATTCTATTACCAACTATGTCCTTTTTTTCAGTATCAATGATAGAATTTATTTTATCTGCTTTATCAGTCTTATTTTCTTTTTCCATTTGCCTCAATTCATTAGCAGTCTGAAAAATTAAATTCCTTTCACTTAAAAACCAAGTTTCCAATGCTACGATACCTTGATTTCCATTAATATAACATTCTTCTAATAGTCCTATTGCATTATTGATCGTTGTGTCCATCACCCTACCCTTCTTATCTTATTTAACTTCCTAAAACCTATTTTAAGACCGTCAACTCCCCTTGGTTTCCAGGGGTTTTACGAAATGCTATAGCTATTATACATAACAACATTCCAAGAATAATAATAAAAGGGGACATTATAGCGACTGGCTTTATATCATTGGGAATAATGTTTTTATGAATTAACACAATGAATATTATCTGTGAAATAATAATAAGTAATCCTTCACAAAATAGAATAATATTATTCACCTTCACCCCTCCAATATTTCATGCACAGCAATCGCATCTTCTGCCGTGCAAATCAAATATTTAATAATTTAAACATTAATTCTGCCCTTTCCCAATCTTCTATATTATCAATATCAACAACTCTATATTGTGGCAATATGATAGGAACAGAATCACCAAGAATTGTTTTTTTATCAAAAAAACTTTTAATATTCAACCAATAAAATTGCCCAGCATCTTGATAATTTTTTCTAAGGTTGTTGGATGAAACAAATTCATATTCTGGCCAATTCATTTGTAATTGGCCCTTTTCATTTATATGCATTGACCTTAAAACCGGAAAGGAAAATTCAGAGACAGAACAACAAGAATGGGCACCTTGTTTTGAAATCAAATTAAACCCTTTAATAAGATCTTTAATTTGAATCATCGGGGCCGTTGCCAAAAGACAACAAAGATATTTTTCTTTGATTTTCATTTGTTTAATAGCATACAAGAGAACATTTGTCAATCCTGTATCATTTTCTGCTATTTTAGGGGGAAGAAAAAAAGGGCACTCAGCTCCAAAATCTTTTGCAACTTTTGCGATTTCAGAGGAATCTGTAATAACATAAATATGACTAAATAAATTAGATTTAATAGCCGTTAAAATAGAATAACTAATAATAGGGCTCCCATGAAAACTTTTAATATTTTTGTTCTTTATTCTTGTGCTTCCTCCTCTTGCCGGAATAATAGCAATTGATTTATCCATTGAAATATCCTTTCCATGCTTTGATTTCCTGTTTTAATAAAGATACATTTAAACCACAATTTGTTTCTATAAATGCTGGTAGATCCATTTCTTTTAAAATATTTATTGATTTAAAAAAAGATCTTTCTCCCTTTTTGAATTGTTGATGGCAAATATTGTTTGCTGTTGTACTTAGGTGAAGCTGTTTTGTCCTTTTTAAAAATAACTTTAATAATTCCGATGTTTTAGTTTTGGATAGCGTGTATGCGTGGGAAATATCAAGGGTAAAATTTAAGTTTTTATTTTTTTTCATAATCTCTAATAATAATTTATCGTTTTCATTTCCTTCTATGTTTTCAATAGATATATTACAATCTTTTAAAATTTCCAAAGCATTGTGCGAAAGATCATCAGGATGGAATGTGATATTTTTGGCTGAAATATTATGATACATATTATTTAAATCGATTAACCTTTTTTCACTTAAAAAAACAGGATGGAAACTAACATATTTTAATGATTTTAACCACAATATATTATTCTTTTTTAAATAAAACGGTTTATTATGCAATGCAATTTCTATACAATTTATATCAAAGGTTTTTGAAACAATACCTAAAGATTCATTTATATCTTGAATCTTATAAATAGCTCCTGTTGATATTCCAATATTCATTTTAAACCCCCTCCAATATTTCATGTACTGCAATAGCGTCTTTCACAGTACATGTTAAATCTTCTTTTCCATCAAGATAATTAACAGCATTATCAATTAAATTATAAAGGGCAACATTTAAAAATGTTTCTTTTCTGGTTACATCGGTTAATCGGTAATTGAGGAATTTATGAACACTCCATTCACTTTCACCTTGTTCAATTATTGGATACATTTCATAATAAAATCCATTGTCGATAAATCGAACCCTACATTTTTCAAAAAATATATCAATTTCAAAAACTTTGTAATTTCTTGCGTCCAATGGAATGAATGAAATACTATTGCATTTTTCAAATTTAAAATTAACAGTAATTCCAGGATCTGTTTGATCCCTATCAATAATTAGAGGAGCTGATTTATCAATATTGAATTCAATGCATTTTTCAAAAAAATATCTCATTAGGTCAACGGCATGACATCCTTCATGCTTTAATCCTCTTGTATAAAGCACTCGACAATTCAATGCCTTGCCAAATTTGCCAGAGTCAATTTGCTTTTTGATCTCTTGATAACCCTTGGCAAATCGGCGGATGTAATCAACCATGATGGGAATACGATGTCTTCCATCTTTTGTTTCTCCTTTTTGTTGGTGAATTATGTCATTTGCTTCAATAGAATCAAGGCAAAAAGGTTTTTCAGCGATGATTAGTCTGGGTTGATAATTCAATGTTTCTGATAAAATTTTATAATGTGTATTTGTGGGGGTTGCTATAATTACAATATCAGGTTTGCATTCTATCATCATTGGTTCGATAGCAGGATACATTGCTTTTACGTCCCACTTTTCACAGGCAGATAGAGATTTTTTTGTATCCGTATCAACAAAAGCAACTAATTCTGTTCTAGAGTGAGAGCAAACGGCATTGCTGTGTGTTAAAATATTTGGACTTCCAAGGTAATCGATATGATCGGGCTTTGAACTCCCTATGCTACCGCAGCCTACAATTGCAACCTTATAGTTGTTCATTTACTCCCTCCCCTCCTTCTTGCGACATTGTATTTCATTTTTTTTACTTTTTTACACAGACCTTTAACAATTCTCAAAAAAAGTACGAAATATCTCAATTCGATTTTTTCTGTTGGAAATTGGCTTGAGTTTAGACATTCCTTCGGTGGCCCGTTTCCATTTTTCTTTTGTTATATCATCTATGGCATTTATAATGTTGAACTTCAATGGTCCAATATCAAAGTAAAAGCCACTGTCTGGTCCATAACTATCCTGATCTTCTGTTTTATATATCTCAATTCTTGTTTTTTCCAATTCTCTTTGAATAATATGTGCCTCTTTACTATTTACGACAATGTCAATATCTGAGTCTTCTGTAGCAGGTCCATAGACTTGTGTACCTGTAAATATAAGTCTCATATATTTCCCCTCCTTCTTGATGGTGTAACATTGTGTTTGACCTTGTGTCTCTTAATAACCTTTCCTTCTGAAGATTTCACCAGGACTGTTAATGGATTTTCTTTTATTACTAATCCCTTGACAGGTTTACCACTTAATTGATATATGACGGTTTTCATCCTTCCTCCGGGGTCTTACGTTGAACTGATTGATTGATTTTAATTAGCTCTGGATTTTCTGCCAAAAAATTGACAACCCCTTCTGCTGTGAATGCAGGGTTATGCCCAAATCTATCAAATATAATTTTCAATAATCCATAATCTTCTGGGGTATCGAGGGTTAATCCGAGATCAGGCCAATACATTGACTGAGGGGGTTGCCATTGATAGATGCTGAAAACTTCAGGGTGTTGGGCAATATTCCATCCACAATGTTTTGGGGGGTCGAATAAATCTTTACACTTTTGGAGAGTCCGAGCCCAGTAGCACTGAATATCTAACCCGTTAGGCCAAGAACGGGCAACGATATCATTTGAAACGTAATCAAGATCGGGGTATAATTCTGTTTTTAATCTTCTAATTAATTCGTCAATATGCCTTGGGTCAACACAAGGACAGTCTGCCGTTAAATCTACAATGATATCTGCATCATGAGCTTCAGCGGCGGATATAACCCTCCCCATGACATCATCTTCTTCCCCTGCATAACGATGAATATAAGCCCCAGCAAACCTATTGATCCCTTGCTTTTCATGTACACATATTGGGTCGTTTGGGGCTCTTGCTGTTGTTGCAATCACAACTCTATCAACTGAATCTGCAAGAGAAACCCTTTTTGCCATCCACCAAAGGACAGGTTCCCCTGCCAATGGTAAAAGCACCTTTCCGGGCAACCGGGTTGATGCCATACGAGCTTGGATGATGGCAACTGTTTTAGTTTTCATATATATTTATTCTCCGTAATCAACAGATGAAACTCCATTTTTTATTGTCACATTGATAGTTCGATCAGCACAACTTATGAGTTCAGGGATATGACTGATCATTATGATTTGTAGTCCTAATTGCTTGGAAATCTCTTGAAGCATTTGGCCAGCCAATGGCATTCGGCCTCGTGAAATCCATTTGAATGGCTCATCCAAAATTAATGTTGCCCTGCTCCTGGGTTGTGCCAATGACCAACTCCCTACGCGTAAGGCAAAACTGGCAACGTCAACTGGGCCTCCTCCGCTAGCTTCTAAAGGTTTAATCAAGTTGTCATTTCGTTCAAAGGCAAGGCGACATTCGGTTGTACCTCTCCCTGTAATCTCAAATTTGGCTGACATTTTATAGGGATTATTTTCGTAAACAGCAGCAAGAGCAAGACTGACAGGCTCCTCTATTCGATATTGTAGCTCTTCTTGAGTCGCTCTGGCTACAGCACTTATGATTGCCTGTGCTTTCTCACTTATGGTGATTTCTTTTTCAACTGCCTCCAGTGTGGAGATAATGGATGTTAGATCAGCAGCAATTTGATCTCTCCTGCCAACTTTCTGTTCATATTTTTGTCTTATAGATTGAAGGTTCATAATTCCTTTTTCTTTATGATCAAGTCTTCTTCAAAAAGGATTTTTGCCATTTCTTCTGAGAAGACCTTAGTTTGCACACAAGCCCAACCGGGAGGGATAATGGCCTGTTTGAATTTGCATTGTTTTTTGGATTCTTCCAGTTTGAGAAAAATCAGCCTCTTTGCTTTATCGCTTATTGTCTTCCTCATGTTTTTATTCATTCCAAGCATAGGCATTTTCTAATTCTTCCTCTCCTGCCTCAAAATCCTTTTCCATCTGATCGAGCTCCCCTGCTCGTTTTTTCAATTGCTCATTTGCATCATCCGCAGTTTTGACTTTAAATTTTGTGAACATTTGATCTTCAATGCTACGGATTTGACCCTTGACTTCTGCCTGTTGTGTCTTGGCATTGTCAATCTTTTCCTTAATTTGTAAAAGACGTTGTGTTGTCATTTTTTATTCTCCTACCTGTTAATTAGAGCCTTATATTGTATGCTTCTCTTGTGTCTCCTCCTAAGAGAAGGTCTGAATCATCACAAATGAAAGAAATTCCTAGCGGAGGTTCTAATTCATCTATGGAGACTTCATTCTCTCTGGCTACAACTTTTTTGTAGATGAATTCTGCTTGTCCATAATTTTTGGCTACTATCCAAAGAGGACGATCATTATCTTGAACATGAAATAATGGCATTTTATTTCTCCTTTCATTATTATACTGAAAACAAGCCTACATTTTGAGAAATTTATATAACTGCCTGCCAGACTTTATTTTTCACAGGAATTTCCGTTCGATATTTCTGAAAGTAATTTTCAATGTTATTAGGATATGATAGCTTTATTTCTACATCGTTCTTCACCCGAGTGATCAGGGCATTAAACCGATTATCTCTTTCTTGGACACTATCAATATGAGTTCTTTCAATTACTCCCTGTTCAATCGGCAAGTAAACAGGCCCAATTTCATTTGTCTCTGCATACCAAAGATAGACCCGTGGTTTGTGTTCTATCTGGGCGGCTGTACTACGCATCATAGATCCTGGGTTCACAAGCCATCGGCCTTCGTATTCTACTGTGAACGGTTTGTGATTGTCTCCTGATAAAATCAAATTGTACTCTGGGAATTTCTTGAGTAGTTGGTTTCCTTTCGGAGCTTCTTGACCAGGCCATAGGGGCTTATTCTCTATAACCATTTGGTGGGTCATGGCAATTTTTGGAATATTTTGAGTTCTTGGCTTGATGATATCACCAATGTGGTCAATTCCAATTCCATAGGAAAATGGATATATTACAAAGTCTTTACATGATGAAAATTCAACTTTTCCTTTTGTTCCTATTAAGTCAATGACACGGGCTTCTGTCAAGACTCCTATGCCTGATTTTTGCCATAGATCTAATCTATGATTTGGGAGATCGTGTTGCCCTGCAATCACAACAGGGGGCCAGATTACGTCACTCACAAATTGAAATTTCGAAATAGTCCAACTTAACAACCAATTTGGCCATTGTGGTTTGTTTCCCAGATCACCAGCAATCAAAATTGGGCATTCATGCTGTTTAGATAGGGCAAGAATAAAATCGACTTTTCTTTCCATGGCTGCAAAATAATCATCTGTGCGTCCAATTGGAACATCTGGGCGTAGGTGCCAATCTGCACTTAAAATAGCAGATGCTTTTTTAATTTGGTTTGAACGTTTAAATCTGGTCATATTATTTTTCCAATACAACTGAATTCATGAATCTTAATTTTTTTCAGATATACCTTTTCTCTAACCGACAGAGATTCTATAATTTGAAATCCGCAATCGAAAGCTGCTAGAAAATTTTCTTTTGTGATTAGAAATTTGTCAATAAAAGTTATTAAAAAAGAACCCTCAATAAATTCCATTTTGCCGATTATCTTTTCTGAATTGTGATTGAACAGAATTGGTATCAAAGCCTTTCTCCTTTCAAATATTCACAAGGCACATCAAATATTGGGCACATTTCCGGCAGAGACTTTTTAAACTCTGCCTCAAACCCTGCCCTCTGTTTATTTATGACTTCAAGATTTTCATTTAATTTGCCTTGTTGTTTCACCAAATCAAACAGATCGTTATATTCTCCTGTTTTAGCATCAATCTGTTTATCCAATTCAGATAGGCTATTTGCCTTGGATTCAAATTTTAATACAGTTGCATACTTTGAGATTCTGTGTTCTAAGGCTACCAGGCCTTTTCCCAACCCTTCTAATTCCAGAAATTCGCCCCTTTTGGCATCTATTTGTTTAGCTTGATGAATTAATTTGTCAGCGAATTTTTTCTGTTGTAGCATTTCCTCAAACTTTTCAGATTGCTCTTTCAAGGACTGCAACTTGTCTATGAGAGATTCTAATTCATTATGCTCGTCAACCTCGATATCAATTTGTTCGTTCAACTTTAATAATGCATTGGTGGCTTTTTCATGTTTAGCAACCTCATTCAATTTATCATATTCTTCACTTCGTGTTTTCAGATCAGTTGCCATGCCGGATAGAGAGGCATATTCAAGTTCAAGCCGTCTAATTACTACTTGCATCTTCTCTAACTTCACAAGCTGCTCTTCCGCCTCCGGCAACCAATCAAATGCCTTCAACTTCTCTATCTGACTTTCTTGATCTGCTTTTAACTTTGTACGATTTCCTTTTTCATCTCTCAGCATTTTTGCAATATTACTAATTGAACGATCAATGATTTCCAGGTTGACAGCATCGTTATAATGCTTAGCAACATCAGGAGGAGATTGCCCAAGTAAAAAAGGACCTTCAAGTTGGAATTGGATATTAGTCGGGCTGAAGTTGAGAACTTTTGCAACTGCCTCTGGCACTCCCTGCTTGAAGGATTTAAAGGGCTCTTTTTGGCCAACTATTCGATAGAGATTTTCTGAATCAGACCGAAACCGTTCAACAGTTTGAGTTGTATCTTTATTATTAACTGCAAGTTGGGAAATGGTATCGCCACCCCAATATGATCGCAAGTCTTCTCCTGTGGGTCTATTGTTGGCAACCCAGTTTATGCCCCTTAAAATATTCGTTTTTCCAGAATCGTTTTCTCCCGTAATGACATTCACCCCAGGATGGAATTCAATGAGGGAATCTTTCCAGGAACGGAAGTTTATTAGCCTGATACTATTCAACATTTTGATGTTTCCTTCGCATTTCATTTGCTTTTTCTATCATAACTTCCCATTCCTTTGTCATTTTCCCGCTCTTTGGATATCCTGGTATTTTCCTTCTTCTGGAGTACATTTCAAAGTAATATTTTTTTACCCTGTTGTAATCCCTTTTGCCAAGTTTCTTAGCCTTTAATTTTTCATTTGGGTGAATATATTTCTGTGTCATCGGTGGATTTTCAAGATAGCTTGCAATATTCCTGAGCAATTCTGGCAGAGCAATAAATTTATTGAGCCCGTATCTTTTGTATAGCCGTGCAATTTTTCCCTCCATAACATTGGCTTGATTATGCAAAACGCCTCTCAATAAACCTTTACCGTCTTTCCCTACTTTTCCCTCTTCAATTTCTTTTCGGGTAATGTGCTTGTGATCGAAAACAGAGTCTTCAAAAAGGATTGCTTGTTTTAATATAGGACAAACGCCTCTTTGTTCTGTCCATTGTTTGTGGCGTAATTCTTTTAATTCATTCCAGTTTATTTGGACGAGTTTACTCATTTGATATCACCAAATATTTTTTATCCCTGCTATGCCTACCAACTTCATACCCGTCTATTTTTCGTGTATGCACAATCGGCAAAACTCCTGTTATATGATTTTCTAAATCTTTTTCTTCCTTGATAATAATTGTATGGGGATATATCCTTTTGCCTTGCCAATATGCCTGTGCCAATTCAATGTTTTTAGCAAGGACAACCGATTCAGCCTCACCCTCATATGTTTTTGCGATGAAAATTGGCATTTTAAATCCTCCTTTTTCTTCTGATTGTGCCTAAAGGAGTCCCCACTCCTGTTCCTGTTGTTGACTCTTGTGCCCATTCAGGGTCTTCTTTTTTTAGATATTGATCAAAATTGGCTCGCACATCTTCTCCCTCTTGAATTACATCCTGCAATAATTTCCGGCAGATTTTCATTCGCAATTCATCGGGGTTATCGTCTGGGCCAACGGTTCTGCTTTCTCCCATGCTAATTCTTATGGGCTCGAATTGATCTGGCTGAATGGTTCGTTCAACACTTACCCAAACTTTGTCTTCCAGGGCAGCAAGCAATTTTTCAATGTCTTCTTTAGTCATTACTCAAACCTTCTTGATCTGCCAATTCTCATTGATTCTTCAACCTCCAGCCATGCCTTGCCTACAATTCTCTGCAATTCTTTTTCTGCCTGTTCTTTTTCAATCTTTTCAATTAGACCAGACCTGCCTGCTTTCATGTCTAAGTCATGAGCAATAATAGTTTCCTTTTCCTTTTTCCACCATTTGCAGGCAACTAAAAAGTCAACATTTGCCGCTACATCATCAATGCCATAATCGTCATATATATCAAATTCAATATTCCTTCTTTTCCCATTGAGTTTGTTTTTAGTGACTTCTGCTTTTGTTCTTGATCCGATTTGATATTTGAGGCTTCCAACAGTTCGGGGTCGGCTTCCAATTTTATTCATCCAGACTTGATGGTATGAATAATAGTATGGAGACATTCCTCCTGATGTTGTTGTTTCTTTTTCACCAAATCCCCGCCCAATATTTGCCCGAAGTTGTTGAATAATAAAAAGGGCAGATTTTGTCTTTTTTAATTTGCTCCGAATCATTCTCAAGGCTTCGCCAATATGCTTGGCTTTTTCTGTTTTGTAACTGCCTTTCAACTCCTTTACTGCTTCAGCAGATTTCGCTTGTGCAATGGCATGTTTATACTCTTTTTCAAGTTCCTCCGATGTTGTCAATGAATCCAGAGAATCCAGAATATAGATAAAAGGTTTTTCAGAATCGGTACATAATCTTAAAATCGTTGCTTTGAAATCTTGAATTGTTTCTGATGGATTTGGTTCGTCGTCCTGATTTCCTGCTTCTATTCTGGCTTTAGAATTAATTATAATTCCATTTGGAGAAACCATCTTTCTGGAAAGCTTTTTGCCAAACAAATAAGGAATATCAATTCCAAGTGCATCTTCGCCATCATCATAAATGGGAATGTAATCATCAAACCGTTTGTCAGCACAACATTCAGCAAGCATTGTCAGAACTTGCATTGTTTTTCCTGAGACTGACCCGCCAGGTAAAGTGACAATTTGGCCGAGCACAAATGCGCCTGTAGGATCATCTGAACAGGCACAATTGAGCAAGGTAACGCCAGAGGGGATAAGTAAACTGGTATCAATTGGAAGGGGTCTTTCAGCTTTTCTCTTTGCTTCTGCTTCAACTTGTTCTGTCAAATCTGATCGGCGTCTATGAATCTCGGCCATTGAGACCTCCAGTCAACATTTGTTCAAATTTCTGTTTATCTACCTTCCATCTCCCCCCAACTTTCAACCCCAGGCTATATCGTTTACACCAGTCAACAACCGTGAATTTGCCAATATGACCATATCCTTTTTCTTCATGCATTATGACTGCTTCAGCAGGTGTGATATATTCCTTTTTCAAGTTATTCTCCTTCTCCGAGGCTGCTCTGGAGGGCTTTCAGGAATGGATTCTTTAGGTTTATCAACAGGGGCCTTATCATCATATGCCTTTGCACATGCATTATAAATCGTCTCTTCGCATTTCTCGCACTCTGGCAGGTTGTTGCAATCTTTTCCAAAAACCCCTCCATAGGGACACTTAAAAGGGATGTCGTCTTCCAACTCCTTCTCTTCTTCTTTTACACTGTCAGATTTCAATTCTGAAGGAGACCCCCCTCCGATTCTTCTTCTTCTCTGAACTCCTGATCCTTGCTGTTCCTCTTCTCCTTCTTCTTCTTCTTCTTCTCCTTCTTTATCAGGATCAATTCCAAGATATGCCATTTTGACTTGCTCATATGTTGGTATAATCAGCATAGCATCTAAGGAATGAGTCTTTTTCATTATAGCTTCTTCGTAAGGATCACGAGCAAGAAAATTGATACTGTGGGCTTCATGAAATGTATTTTTCCCAAGCCTCTTTTCCCTGGTTTTGAATTCAATGCTTCGACCATCAAGCAGATCCCAAAAAGTTGTAAGTCCATCTGGATCACTGTCTGTCGCTTCTTGAAGCATTTCTTCAAAAAGTTTGTAGGAAATATCAAACCCTAATTCAATCAATCCTGCTTCGCTGTTGTAATCATAGACATTGTAAAAACAGCGCCAAGAGGCATACAGAGATTTGATTTTCTTTTCGTTTTGTTCTGCCTCAGGCTTATCCCATTCTGCATACAATTGTTCACAAGCAAAACACCTCTGACCGAATGCTTGCTGGAGACAAAGGTATTTATCATTGTTATCCCCAACATTGGAATGCACTGGAATTTCCAGTTTATAATCCCAATCTCCAATATCCAGGCCGGTTAATGTTCCTGATTTCATTCGCAAGTCTTTATACCAGGGCTGAGTGATTTCAAAAGGCAAAAGGTCAATGAGTCCTGTTTTTCCCTTCTCTAATTCAATGGCAAACTTATGGACAGGGCCATTTGCTTTGGAAAGATCAAGAACTGATTTCCTGCCCAGCCCTTTCTGGTCCCGTTCCTGGGCTCCTCTTTTGGTCCTATTCTTCAGTTTTTCGATTCTTTCTTCTCTCGTCTTTGTGCTCATAATACTTTCCCCTTTCTTCAAAAAATGTTTTGAAAATTACTTTTGAAACTATGCGGAAGATAACAGCAATGATAAAGAAAGCTGCAATCGCTGCAAAACAGACTGAGGCAATGATAAAAAAGTTATTTAATATAATGGAAAATCCTTCCATTTATTCTGTTCCTCGCCGTCTGCGCCTTTCATTAACTACTGCTCTACTGGTTTGAGTCTTTTTGTCCTGGGCCTCTTGCTGAATGCCTTGGCCTTGCTTGCCTGAGGCGATTTCCCTCTTTTCCCTTGGGGTTGAAAAATAATCACGGCTCCAAAGGATGACTTCATTTTCCAGGGCTGTTTTTCGATCATCCATTGCCTTCAGGGCATTTTTCGCCATATTGAGATCGTATTCCATATTGATCAATTCATTTTGGGCATCAGCATATTCCTTTTCAACAGTTTTTAACTGCGGATGGCCTGCTACAGTTGCATCAACTTGTTGAACTGTCATTTTAGGTTCTTGTGCCTTGATTTCTAAAATCAAGTTGCCTGTGGCCTCTTTTACATTTGTCTTTTTGACATCAATAAATTTAGCCTGTTGTTTGACCTGTTTATCCAAAAAGGCAACCTCATCAGCATATGCCTTTCGTTTGTATGCATGGCTACGCCACTCTTCATGTAGATCATCAAGGTCAATTGCTACATCTTCAGCAAAATTTAATTCTGACATTTTAATTTCCCTTTATTTACTTATATATATTATTATACTGAATTTCCTTTCATATCCTAAAAAAATTAAGAAAATACATCCGCACATGCTTTTGTCAATCCTGGCTTGCCTGTGTAGAAAAAATTGTCAGAAAAAGCGGTCAATACCAGAAGAGCACGGGTGAATGTTTGGTTATCAGGGCTGCTTTGTCCTAAAATTACTGTTTGCATGTATTTAAGTATTATGCGACGCACAACTTCTGGTTCTTCGATAATCAAAAATTCCTTTGTCTTAGAATTATATAAAACTTTTCGGACATCATCCCAAGTACCCTTTAGCAATTTTCGACCTAATTCAAAGGCTTGTTTCTTCGTTGCCTCGCTTATCTGTACAGCATCAAGCATTTCTTCTGGGTTGAGGTCAATCACTTTATCCAAATACATTAAAGCTTGACCAGGGCTCCCGTCAGAGTTATTAGCAATTGCACTGATAACTTCATCTGAGACCCCTCCCTCTCCCTCTGCCTCTAATGTGCGTTTAATTAGAGTAATGATCTGGCCATTACTTAATTTCTTGAGATCAAAATGATGGACTCTCCTTTTTATGGCCGTATTTGCAAGAATTTTTTCACTTTCTGAGGTGCACATTAAAAAATAGACGTGAGAAGGAGGCATTTCCAAGGGCTTTTTCATCCCTTCCCAAAAATCTGGACTGGCCCTGTGACATTCCTCTAGAAAATAGATACGACACTTATTTGCCCTGTCCATTGGATTAAAGATCATTGTTCTTTGAATCCCCCGTGCTGTATTTATCCCTCCCTCACTACTAGCGTTTATCTCTTGAAAATCCAAGTTTGATTCTTTTGGGGGGCATCCTAATAGGTCAGAAACAATATATGCCAGAGTTGATTTCCCACAACCCGGAGGCCCTGTGAAAAGCCAGACATGCGGGATGTCTTTTTTTCGGTTGAGCAAAGTTTTTATCTCATTGATAATTGTCTCATTACCAATCATCTGATCAAGTTTGTTTAGTCGGTATGCTGTATGTAATGGCATTGTTATTTTCCTTTCTCTTTTTGTTTTCTATTCATTGGAAGGTTAGTAATATAAGCATCACAATGACTGCAATAAGCAGCCTTTAAACCTATTGTTTTGACATTCGGGATTCCTACAAATCCGCATTTTGGACACCGCAATTTATCCTTTTCTTTCCCTAATTTCATTTCTCAGACGAGGCCTTCCCTCTCTGCAAACCATAATTCAATCATAGCAGTTCCTGTATCGCCTTCATCTGGCCATTCTTTCATAAGGGATTTTGGAACATTGAACCTTCTATCACCATCATCAAACCACACTGACAGTTCAGTTTCTCCTGTATTTTCAACATCAAGCTCAACGAATTCAATGTCATCTATATCAATCGTTTCCATTTATTTTTCTCTCTCCCTTCTCTTTTGATTACAGATTTCCCTACGCTCTTGGAAATCCATTAATGACTCTCCTGGCCTCATCTTTTTAGAAACTACTAATCCCTTTTTCGATGGAGTCCATTGATGATGTATTCTCTTTTTCATTGTTTTGACTGCCCCTTGATAAACTTTCACCTTTTGTTGTTGGTTTAAATTAGGGTTGGCAAAGGCCAGTTTCATCGCTGCTTTGCGGATTTTCTTAATTCGAGATTGGTTCATTATATTTTTCTCTTTCCTTTTTTATTTTTTTTAAATCTCTATAAAAGATCATGTTCATTTTACTTCTCCTTTTGTGTCTATCGCCTGAGCTAACCCGCCTTGAAGGTGCCAGTAAAAATATTATATGTTCAACACCTCTGCTCTATATGAGCAAGGCGGGCTTTAAGATGCTGGCAGACAGGATTCGAACCTGCACGGGGCCAATTACGCCCCTGCTCAGTATTATCGTCTACCAATGGCAAGCCGTCTACTCCGCTACCTCTAAGTCTTTCATTAGTTTCACTTGCCAATTCCGCCACTGCCAGCATAATTAAAATTTTCCTCTTTTCCCTATTATACTATTTTTCTGTTAATAATCTAAATTTCTTCGCAAAATTTCTTATTCCCTTCTCAAAATATTCCCGATTGCTGGGCCGTCGGGCAACAGCAGCAGGATGAAGGCACCAACAAATCCAAAATCCGTATTTTTCATTCCATTCGGTTTCACCACTCAACTTCTGAATGCCTCCGTCTTGCCCTTTGAAAACCTTGACGCAGGTATTCCCGATTGCAAGAATTAATTTTGGTTGTATAGTTTTAACCTCTTCCTCAAACCACGGCAGGCAGGCTTCAATATGTTCTGGTTTAGGAGTTCTGGTTGTCTCCGGATAACACCTGCAGATGTTGTTCACAAAAAACATTCGCCTCTCTAAACCATAAAGCCCCAGCTCATTCCATAGTAATTCACCTGCCGGGGCCTCTTCATAAAATCCCCGTCCATATTCATCTTCCAACGGCCCAGGAGCCTCCCCCGTTATAAAGGCATTGAAAATGCCGGGGGAGGATAATACAGGGGCTTCACATTCTTGCCTTAATTCGCATCTGCTACAATTTTTGATCTCCTTGTTTTGAAATCTTTTAACTGGATGAATTAATGGCTTTGTAGTTGTTGGTGCCTCTTCTAATTTTAAATCAGTGTACCCAATCAAACCAGTCAATTTTGGGTATGCATCTTCTGAAGGGGATAGGACAAATTGAAAATGCTTCTGAATTATTTCTGTGTCTGGTTCTGAATCGGGATTATTGGCTTCTATTTCCTTCAGCAATTTTCCAAGTTCGGTTTTTGAATTAATAGTTGGCTTGATATTGAAAAAGCCGGCATTTGAATCTTCTGGAGCGCAGATTTTCTTTGCTTGCTCTGGGCCAATTGAATTGATCTCTATGAAAGGAGCATAAAGTGTTCTTCTGCCTTCTCCCAATATCCATCGGGTTGCTTCTGAAATGCCAACCTTTGGCCATACGACTTTGAATCCTTGCCTTAGTGCCTCATCAATTAATTCCTGCTTTTCTGTTTTGCTATATGACAGGCAGGCGCAAAGAAACTCCGCTGGATAATAGATTCTGAGCCATGCAGTTTGATACCCAATCATAGCATATTCCACTGAGTGAGCTTTGTTGAAACTATAATGAGCATGCTCTTTTAAACCTTCCCAAAATTCATTTGCTTCTTTTTCAGACAGTGTTTTCTGTTTTTTACACCCTTCAATAAATTGGACTCTATATGGCTCAAATTCCTTGGCGTCCCGTTTTTTGCCGATTACTTTGCGAATTTTATCTGCTGTGCTTTCTGACAATCCAGCAACTCGGCTGATGACTTGCATAACTTGCTCTTGATACACGATAAGGCCGTAGGTGTCTTTTGTAATTTCTTCATATATTGCATTTAATGGTTTCCACTTCTTGCCATGTTTGCGGAGAATAAAATTCTCGGTCATGCCACTCTGATAAGGCCCCGGTCTTACTAAGGCAACAACAGCAACCATATCATTGAAGGAATCAATTCCTGCCTCTTTGCATAATTGAGTTGTTGGGCGAGCACTGAATTGGAAAACCCCAGATGTCTTGCCCTCTGATAATTGCTTGAAGACTTCTTCATCGTCTAAAGGAATCTTGTCAAGGGCAATGCCAACTTCAAGGCACTCCACTGGGAATTTATCCTCTTGCATATCTTTATCAACAAAAAAACGTTCTGATTCTGGGTGCCAGAAGAAATAGGTCTGATCTGTTTCATTTATCAATCGTAGGCATTCCGATAAAATAGACAAGGTTGTCAACCCGAGGATATCTAATTTCATTAGCCCATTGTATTCACTGTCTTCCATGTCCCAGGCAGATACAACATTGCTTTTTTGTACTCGCAACGGGCCATACTTCCCGGATGTCAAATCATCATTACAAATCACAACTGCTGCTGGATGTTGCCCAAAATGTCGCAATTGTCCTTCCAATTTAGCTGCAAGACGAGCAGCATCAGGAAAGTTCTCTTTAAATTCTATTCCAATTCGATCTTCTTCAATGCAAGTGGCAACAGCATTCTTTTCAATATCCTGAGAGATTGCCCCAGCCATTTGTTTGACGTCCTTTGTTGGGATGTTAAATACTCTGCCAACATCCCAAATGACTCCACGGCTTTTCATTCTGCTATCAGTTGAAATACCACAAACATTATTTCGACCATATGTTTTGTGGATATAATCAACAACTTGTTCTCGTTTGGAATCCTCAAAGTCTATGTCAATATCAGGATAGTCAATTCTGTCTTCAGACAAGAAACGGGAAAAAGGC